AGGTAGTGGCCAGTGAGATAAAAGGATGGCCGAAGGAATATACCCATACGCAATTGGCAGAGCTATCTGGGGTGAGTAAATCGACATGGTCGGAAACCTACAGTGGGCACTGGAACACACTGCTATCTCTTGTTGAAACGTTGGATTCAGGATCCTTGCGGTGGACTGCGGAGAAAAGAATTGCATCACGTTCAAGGCATTTAGCATCATGATGCTTGCAAAAACGAACAAAATAAGTCATATTTAAGCCTAATTTGATATTTTGCCAGTATTGCAAATGGCGCAAAAACCTCGCTTCGGCGGGGTTTTCTTGTTTCTGGGCTGCGCTTTTGCGCGGCCTTTTTCATGTCTTACGCCCGGCGTTCGCTGAGCGAGCAAAGGAGCAAAAAAATGACTGAGCCGGTAGGTACTGGGGCAGCGACTACCGCATTAACCGGCGTGACTGTGGCAGGGCTGTTATCAGGTGTTGATTCTGGTGTGTTGATCGGGGCATTTGCCGGGGCAGTGATTTTTGTCATGTCAGCCAGTGATTTCTCATTACTGAAAAAACTGGCACTGTTTGTGGCTTCTTTGCTGGTGGGTATTCTGGCGGCGCCGTTCGCAGCAGACATCATCACATGGGCAACGCCAGGTGATATCGAAGCGCGTGATCCTGTTGGTGCGCTGGTGGCTTCGGCCATCGCAGTTCGGTTACTGATGTCCGCAAGCCAAAATCCAACGGGGTTTTTTGACCGGTTCCGGCGAGGGGGGAACGATGCTAAATGAATACCTCTTAATTGTGAATGCCATCACCTGCGCGGTAATAGCCGCCCGCATGATGCTGTATCGCCGGAATGGTGCGACTCATCGGCCTTTCGCAGCGTTCTGCGCCTGGTTGCTGATTGTAGCCAGCGCCTCGGTGACCATACGTATTCTGACCGGCGATTATCATTATGCGAATTGGTCGGAGACATTAATCAATTTGGCTTTCTGCGTGGCTGTCATCGCATCACGCGGCAACGTCATGACCCTGGCTAAACCCCTCCAAAGGTAATTGACTATGACTTACAGATTCAGTCAACGAAGCGAGAAAAATCTCGTTGGCGTCAACCCCGCGTTGATAGCGGTTGTACGCCGGGCACTTGAGCTATCTCCCGTAGATTTCGGTATCACGGAAGGGCTTCGTAGCCGAGAACGTCAAAAACAGATGGTTGCCGCCGGTGCTAGCCAGACGATGAACAGCCGCCATCTGACCGGGCATGCGGTAGACGTAGTGGCCTATCTCGGCAGCAATATCAGTTGGGATTGGAAATACTACGAGCAGATCGCCATAGCCTTTAAGCAAGCGGGCGCGGAGTTGGGCACGCCAATCGAGTGGGGTGGTGATTGGAAAACGCTGAAAGATGGTCCGCACTTCCAGCTTACTTTCAGGGATTACCCCGCATGAGCGGCTGGTTGCAGAGAGTGACACAGGGCGGGCTATTGCTGTTGTTGTTGGTGTCTATCTGCCTTGGTGGCTACAGCTCGTTGTTGTCGCACCGACTGGAGCTGGCACGCCAGCAATTGGCAGAGCAGCAAAAGACATTAGCGCAGCAGGCTGGATTGATAGCGACACTACAAACCCAAGATGCACAGAACCGCGCGTTGATGGCAGCCCAACAGAGGCAAGAACAGCAACTGCGTCAGCAGGCCGATATCTATCAAAGGAAATACCGGGATGCTATCAAAAACGATGAGTGCGCCCGCCGCACTGCTCCTGGTGCTGTGCTTGACCTCATGCAGCAGTCCAACGGTACAACCACCAGCGCCGATCTTCCTGTTACCCCCTGAGTCAGTCTTCAAGCCATGTGAGCAACCCACGTTGCAGGGTGATACCTGGGGCGACATCGGCAGCCATGCACTGGCACTGCAAACCGCTTTATCAATCTGCGCCGGCCAGGTGGCCACGTTAAATCAATGGCGGACATCCGTCGGGAGAAATCAATGAACGCAGCTAAACCTCAAGATGGCAGCACAGTGACTGGTTACCGTGAATTGTCATTTGGTGAAGTAGGTAAGATGAACCAATTCAAAGAGATCAGCCGTCAGTTCATCAAGCTTTTGCGTGAGCATGCAGGTGATATACATGGTGATTGGGAAGCAACTGATTGGGCGCGTCAGGCCGAGATGGACATGAAGCGAGCCTGTATGGCTGCTTGTCGCTCTGTAGCTCAGCCTGATGCAGATTGCTAACACCATCGGCATTATCGATGGCCCTCGTAAAGGCCATCTGTAATGCAAGATAACCAAAGTCATCACCCTGCACCTACCGCGCACCCAGCGCATCGGCAGGCTGGTGGCTTTTTTCTTCGAGGCCTTATATGGACTGGCATACGGTTGTTTGTGTCGCCAGCGGCCCATCGCTGACCCCATCCGACTGCGCACAGGTGGCTGCATCAGGTTTGCCGGTGGTCGCGGTCAATAACAGTTGGCGCCTTATCCCCTCATGCACTGTCATTTATGCAGCAGATTGTTGCTGGTGGGAGCAATACCACGGTGAGATCACTAACGGGACAGAACGCTGGTGCGGGGATTCGTTCACCGCTGAGCGGTTCAACTTGGCGCAACTGGAAAGCCAATTACCAGGCAATTTCAACTCTGGCCAGCGCGCTATTGAGTTGGCCATCTATCACGGCGCCAGGCGGGTTTTGCTGGTGGGCTATGACTGCTCTATTCGCTTCGGTGCTCACTGGCATGGTGCGCATGTTGGTCTCGCCAATCCCGACGCCATGAGCGTAGCACGCTGGCATGATGAGTTTCGCCAACTGCGGGACTGGGCTGTGGGTATCGAGATCATTAACTGTTCGCGGCGTACTCGCTTGCGGTGTTTTCAGAGGCAGTCTCTTGAGGCTGCACTTTCTTCTTTTTGAAGGTTTTCATGTCGATACAGCGAAACATCTACATCCGCGGGATGTATGGCCTGGGCGACAGCATCTATCAGCGGGCTTTTGTTCGGCAACTCCCCGGCGCGTTCATTCGCACACCTTGGCCGGAATTGTATGCGGATCTGGATGTGAAGTTCGTTAAATCCAATACCGTGTTACGGACTCAGCGTAAGAACGAAGAGCGCACCTGGCTGAAGTATATGCCTGAGCCTCCGAAGGCCGAAAACATCACGGTGTTCTACGGAGCTGACGAGTTGGCCCGCGGGTCCATTATTGATGCGATGACCCTGCAATTTTGCAAGGTGGCCACCGAGTTTGATTTGCCCTCTTATGGGCCGCCGCCAGTGTTCAGTGATAAGCCTATTGCAGTTATTCGTCCGGCTACGGTACGGCGTGAGTGGTCCAATCCGGCGCGCAATCCTGAGCCCAGGTACATCAGCGAGGCGGCAACGCTGCTGAAAAAGCATTTTTATGTGGTCAGCCTGGCTGATCTGGAAGAGGGCGAAGAGTGGCTGGTAGGGGATGAGCCTGTGGCTGACCTGCAACTGCATGCGGGTGAGCTTTCTGTCACTCAGATTCTGGCGCTGATCGAACATGCCGCGGTGGTGGTGTCTGGGGTGGGGTGGGCGCTTCCCGCCGCAATCTGCTACAGAACGCCAGTTTTCATCATCCAGGGTGGCTGCGGTGCGCACAATGCTCCGCACATTGTCACCGACCCGGATATGGACCTTTCCCGCGTAGGCTGGGCGCAGCCTGATAATTACTGTATGTGCGGCCAAATGGACCACGACTGCAGCAAACACATTACCGGCTTTAGCCAACTGTTTAAGGACTGGCTCCATGAAATCGTTCTCTCATCATCTTGAGTCTGGGTTGGTCTATGTGCCGGCGTTAGGCATTGGTCGTTATCCCGTGCCAGTGAGTCAGCGTCCCTACGACGACAGCTATTTCCACAAGTATCAACAATTGGCTGATACCCCTATGGGGCACGCGCTGACACAAGCGCGCGTTGCGCTAGTCGCCCGCCACTATGACGGGCCTGTGCTTGATGTTGGTATTGGTGCGGGTCAGTTCGTTATGGCCAGAACGGATACGCAAGGTTATGACGTTAATCCTGCGGGCATCAAATGGCTTCAGGAACGTCATCAGTGGGCTGACTTGTACAGTGGTGCGTTCGATGCGCTGAGTTTCTGGGACAGTTTGGAGCATATAGACCAGCCTGAACTGGCTGTTGCCAAGGCAAAGGCCTGGGTATTTGTGTCTATCCCCATCTTTACCAGCGGTGATGCCATTATGGTTTCGCATCACTACCGACCGAATGAGCATATTTGGTACTTCACGCACGATGGGATTATCAGTTGGTTCACTGAGCAGGGTTTCACCTGCGTTGAACATAACACCATTGAATCAGAGCTGGGTCGCAGTGGCATCGGCTCTTATGCCTTCAAGCGGGTAAATGATGCCAGCGAAAATACCAAAAGCCTGCCGTAAACGCGGCTGCCGCAATACCACAACCGATCGCAGTGGGTTTTGTAGTGAGCATCAGGGTGAAGGTTGGCGTAACTATAAGCCTGGTCTGAACCGCCACCAGCGTGGTTACGGCAGTCGATGGGATGTCATTAAGCCTCGGATACTCAAGCGTGATAAGGGGTTGTGTCAGGAATGTCTGCGCCGGAGTACGATAACTGAGGCCGATTGTGTTGACCACATTGTGCCTCAGGCGCACGGTGGTGATGATAGTGAGGCCAACTTGCAAAGCCTATGCACCCCCTGTCATAGGGCGAAGACAGCCAGAGAGCGGCGCTCATGAGGCAGGGGGGAGGTAAAATCCCTACAGCCTTGCCCCCTCCGTACTGCCCGCCCCATCGAATTTTTATACCCGCGAAAAATGAAATTTAATCTGGAGCGCATATGGCCGGAACGGCGGGCAAATCCGGGCGACGCCCGAAGCCGACCGCCCGCAAGGAATTGGCCGGCAATCCCGGTAAACGGGCCCTGAACAAAGACGAGCCGGTATTCACCCCCATCAAAGGTGTCGATCCGCCAGCATGGTTTGAAGAAGAGGATCTGCCCCTGGCCACGGTGATGTGGCAAATGACCACCAAAGAGCTGTGCGGCCAGGGCATTCTTTGCGTGACGGATCTGGCGGTGCTTGAACGGTGGTGTGTGGCGTACGAGTTTTGGCGTCGGGCGGTAACGTGCATCGCCAAGCAGGGCAACGTGGTCACCGGTGCTACCGGTGGCCCGATAAAAAACCCACAGCTGACAGCGAAAAAAGAGCAGGAGTCGGAGATGAGCAGCACCGGCGCCATGCTGGGCCTTGACCCGGGTAGCCGGCAACGTCTGATCGGTCTTGCGGGACAGAAAAAGACCAGTAACCCATTCATTAAGTTGATCACATCATGAAGAGAAAATCTTACCCCAACGTGAATGCGGCCAACCAGTATGCGCGTGATGTGGTGCGCGGCAAGATAGTGGCCTGCCAGTATGTGATCAGCGCCTGCCAGCGTCACCTTGACGATCTGGCCGAAGAGAAGGGCCGCAAGTTTCGTTACCGCTTCGACAGGGATCTGGCAGAACAGGCCGCGAAATTCATCCAATTATTACCCCACACCAAGGGGGAATGGGCTTACAAGCGTATGCCGATCACCCTGGAGCCGTGGCAGCTGTTTATCGTCTGTGCCGTCTTTGGCTGGGTGCATAAGGGCACCAAGTTGCGGCGGTTCCGTGAGGTCTACACCGAGATCCCGCGCAAGAATGGCAAATCGGCGATATCCGCCGGTGTGGCGCTTTACGGTTTTACCTGCGACGGGGAGTTTGGCGCCGAGGTGTATTCCGGCGCGACCACCGAGAAACAGGCCTGGGAGGTGTTCCGCCCAGCCCGGCTGATGTGTAAGCGTACGCCGATGTTGATGGAGGCCTTCGGGATAGAGGTCAATGCCTCCAACCTGAACCGCCCGGAAGATGGCGCCCGGTTCGAGCCGCTAATCGGTAACCCTGGGGACGGCTCATCACCCAGCATGGCGGTGGTGGATGAATATCACGAACATCCCACCGATGCACTCTATACCACGATGCTGACAGGTATGGGGGCCAGGCGTCAGCCGCTGATGTGGGCTATCACCACGGCGGGTTACAACATCGAGGGGCCGTGTTACGACAAGCGGCGTGAAGTGATTGAGGTCTTGAATGGCACGGTGCCGAACGATGAGCTGTTTGGTATCATTTATACCATTGATGAAGGGGACGACTGGACAAAGCCGGAATCTTTGGTCAAGGCCAACCCCAATATGGGGATCTCGGTCTACAAGGATTTTCTGCTTAGCCAGCAGCAGCGCGCCATTAACAATGCCCGCCATGCTGGCACGTTCAAAACCAAACATCTCAACGTTTGGGTCGCGGCGCGTGATGCCTTCTATAACCTGGTCAGCCTGAAGCGCTGTGAAGACACCACGCTGACGCTCGAGCAGTTTGAAGGGCAACCCTGCATTCTGTCATTTGACCTGGCGCGCAAGCTGGACATGAACAGTATGGCGCGCCTGTTTACGCGAGATATTGACGGCAAACGCCACTACTACAGCGTGGCACCGCGGTTCTGGGTACCGTACGACACCGTCTACAGCGTTGAGAAAAACGAAGATCGGCGCACGGCCGAGCGCTTCCAGAAATGGGTTGAGATGGGATTGTTGACGGTTACCGATGGCGCGGAGATTGATTACCGCTACATCATGGAGGAGGCCAAAGCGGCCAACCGCCTTAATCCGGTAGAAGAATCGCCGATCGACCCCTTTGGTGCCACGGGGATTTCGCACGAACTGGCTGATGAAAACATGTCACCCATCACCATCATTCAGAACTACACCAACATGTCTGACCCGATGAAAGAACTGGAGGCCGCTATCGAGTCTGGGCGCTTTCATCACGATGGCAACCCCATCATGTCCTGGTGTATCAGTAATGTGATCGGCAAGTTTTTACCGGGCAATGACGATGTGGTCAGGCCCATCAAAGAGCAGTCCGAAAGCAAAATTGATGGTGCAGTGACGCTGATCATGGGCATCGGCCGCGCCATGCTCAATGAACCGGGTGATTTCCTTTCCAACCTCGATCCAGACGAAGACCTCTTATACCTATGAAAACACTGATTATCGATGCTATCGGGCTGACGGGCCTCGGCTTGCTGGTGGGCGGAATTTACCTGCAATTCGGGACGGCGACTGCACTGCAGTGTGCTGGCACCGCGCTGCTGGCATTTGCCCTTATCGCTGCCAGGAGGGGGAAAACGTGATACTTGATGCACTATTTCGCAATGACCCGCTGGAGAATCCGGCAAACCCGATCACCGCCGAAATGGTGGAGTCGAACGGCTTGTTCCAGTCGGATGTGTATGTCAGCCCTGAAACGGCGATGAAATTGGCCGCGGTCTATTCGTGCATTTACGTACTGGCGTCTAATGTGGCCCAGATGCCGCTGCATGTGATGCGAAAAACAGAGAAGGGCGTAAATGTGGCGCGTGATCACCCGGTATTTTACCTGGTGCATGACGAACCCAATGAATGGCAGACCAGTTACAAATGGCGTGAGCTGAAACAACGGCACATTCTTGGCTGGGGGAACGGGTTTACCCGGGTGCACCGCTCGCGCCGCGGCGAAGTCAACGGATTGGAAGCGTGCATGCCATGGGAAACCACGCTGCTCAATACCGGCGGACGCTATACCTACGGTGTTTACAACGAGCTGGGCAGTTTCGCCATCAGTCCCGACGATATGATCCACATCCGTGCGTTGGGTAATAACCAGAAAATGGGCCTCAGCCCAATTTTGCAGCACGCCGAGACGATCGGCATGGGGATGAGCGGGCAGAAATACACCAGTTCCTTTTTCAGTGGCAACGCACGCCCGGCGGGGATTATCTCAGTAAAAGGCGAGATCCAGGATAAGGGATGGGAGCGGTTGAAGAAAGTCTGGCAAAAGGCGGCACTGGCGCTGCGTAGCCAGGAGAATAAAACCCTGCTGTTACCCGCAGAGCTTGATTACAGGGCGCTGTCAGTGTCCCCGGTAGACGCCCAGATCATCGACATGATGAAGCTGAACCGTTCGATGATTGCCGGCATATTCAACGTGCCGGCGCACATGATCAACGATCTGGAAAAAGCCACCTTCAGCAACATTACCGAACAAGCTATTCAGTTTGTCCGATACACCATCATGCCCTGGGTGGCCAACTGGGAGCAGGAGCTGAATCGCAGACTATTCACCCGGGCGGAGCGCACGGCGGGGTATTACGTCCGCTTTAACCTGGCTGGGCTGATGCGCGGGACGCCGAAAGAGCGTGCGCAGTTCTATCACTTTGCCATCACTGACGGCTGGATGAGCCGCAACGAGGCACGCGCCTTCGAGGACATGAACCCCGTGGACGGTCTGGATGAGATGCTGGTCAGCGTCAATGCGGCCAACCCAACCAAAAACATAATCGACGATAAAACCAAAGAGGAAGACGCCGATGAGTGACAGAGAAACGCGCTGTTACAGCGGTGAAGTGCGCGCCGAACAGCAGGAGAACCAGCCCACGCACATTGTTGGCTATGGCTCGGTCTTCGACAGCCGCTCGGAGGTGCTGTGGGGCTTTCGCGAGATTATCAAGCCTGGCGCCTTCGATGATGTGCTGAACGATGATGTCAGGGGGCTGTTTAATCACGATCCTAACTTCATTCTGGGGCGTAGCACCGCCGGTACCTTATCGCTGTCGGTTGATACGAGGGGGCTGCAGTACAACATTGTGGCGCCGGAAACCCAGACTATTCGCGATTTGGTGCTGGCACCGATGCAGCGAGGCGACATTACTCAATCCTCTTTTGCGTTTCGCGTAGCCCGAGACGGTGAGGATTGGTATCACGATGAAGATGGTGTGGTTATCCGCGAGATCACCAAGTTTTCCCGGCTGTTTGACGTCAGCCCAGTGACCTATCCCGCTTACCAGGAGGCCGATTCGGCCGTCCGATCCATGAAAGCCTGGCAGGAGGCGCGCGACAGTGGCGCGATCGCCAACGCCGTAAACCAACGAATGGCGCGCGAGCGTCTGCTGACTTTAATTAATGCGTAAGGAATGACTATGTCTGCGAAAAAATTGCACGAACTGAAGCAAAAACGTAACACCATCGCCACCGATATGCGCGCTCTGCATGACAAAATCGGTGATACCGCCTGGACTGATGAACAGCGTACCGAGTGGAAAAAAGCCCAGGGCGAGCTGCAGTCCATCGATGAACAAATTGAACGTGAAGAGTCTCTGCGTTCACTGGATCAGTCTTTTGTCGATGAGCAGCAGGAAGAGCAGCGCCAAAGACAGAAAAAAGATACACCGAACGGCCAGGATCCAGAACAGCGCGTTGCCGTGTTTGACAAGTGGATGCGCCACGGTATGACAGAGCTGAGCGCGGAAGAGCGCCAGGCGCTGCGTGAACTGCGTGCGCAAGGTATCGCACCGGATGAAAAGGGCGGTTATACCGTACCTGATACCTTCCTGGCGAAAGTGGTCGAACAGATGAAAGCCTACGGCGGCATCGCCGGTGTCGCGCAGATCCTGACAACATCCGATGGCCGCACCATGGAGTGGGCAACTGCGGATGGTACGGATGAAGTGGGTGAACTGTTGGGGGAAAACACCGAAACCGGGGAAGATGATACCGAGTTTGGTATGGACAGCCTGGGGGCGAAAAAGCTGTCGTCCAAAATCATCCGCGTTTCTAACGAGCTACTGCAGGATAGCGCTATCGATATGGAAGCCTACCTGGCCCGCCGTATCGCTGAGCGTATTGGTCGCGGTGAAGCGCGTTATCTGATCCGCGGTACCGGCACCGGTACACCGGTACAACCGAAGGGGCTTGCTGCTTCCGTGGATAAGACTACGGCAACGGCATCAGCAACGGCGGTGACCTGGAAAGAGATCCTGGCGCTGAAACACTCCATCGATCCGGCCTACCGCCGCGGTGACCGCTTCCGTCTGGCGTTCAATGATAGCACTCTGCGTCATATTAGTGAGATGGAAGATGGCCAGGGGCGTCCGCTGTGGTTGCCAGACATTGTTGGCGTGGCGCCGGCATCCGTGCTTAACGTGCCGTACGTTATCGATCAGGAAATTGACGATATTGGCGCCGGCAAGAAGTTCATGTTCTGCGGCGATTTCAACCGTTTCATCATTCGCCGCGTCAATTACATGATCCTCAAGCGTTTGGTTGAGCGTTACGTCGAGTTCGATCAGACCGGCTTTGTGGCTTTCCACCGCTTCGACTGCATCCTGGAAGACACGTCTGCCATCAAGGCGCTGGTGGGTAAAGGCGCTGCCAGCAGCTGATAATCAGCTGTCACATTAATGACCTCGTCACCGCTTCGGCGGTTTTTTTGTGCCCGTCATCTGGCGGGCACCGGAGAAAACCATGTTGCTGACACGCGATGAAATTAAGGCGCAGTGCAAGCTGGAGCTTGATTTTACTGACGAAGACGCGCTGTTAGATCTGCTTGGGAAAGCCGTGCAAACACGCACGGAAACCTATCTCAATCGGACGCTGTATGCGCCGGATAGTCCTATTCCTGAGTCTGATCTGGACGGTTTGCACCTTCCTGCCGACATCAAAATGGGCATGCTGCTGCTGGTAACGCATTACTACGAGAACCGATCAGCGGTGTCGGATTTTGAAAAGACTGACCTCCCTATGGGATATGTTTGGCTTGTCGGCCCTTACCGGTATATCCCCTTATGAAAATCCGACAAACACAGACCAGCGCCAGCTATTTACTGCCAGACCCAGGGGAGTTGAATCAACGCATTCAGGTACGCCGGCGTGTCGATGTTCCGGGTGCTGATTTTGGTCTGGAGCCTACCTTTCCAGAGTCGTTTTGGGCCTGGGCCAAGATGGCGCAGGTGGGAGCCGCGACCTATCAGGCCTCGGTGCAGACGGAATCAATCGTCACGCATTATTTCACCTTGCGCTATCGCTCGGGCATTACCGCTGATCATGAGGTCGTGCTGTCCGGCCAGGTCTACCGGGTCCGGCGCGTGCGTGACCTGAACAGTAAAGGGCGCTTCTTGCTGCTGGAGTGTGAGGAGTTGGGCACCGAAACTCGAAGGAGTGACCGCCATGGTGGTGAAAGCCTCTTTACACGTTGATTTTCAGCAGCCGACGGAGCTGGTGTTTAACCGTGCCCGGTTGCGTCGTGCTTTTGTGCGCATTGGCCAGATCCATATGCGCGATGCGCGTCGGCTGGTCATGCACCGTGGCCGCTCGGCCCCCGGGGATAACCCGGCCTATCGTACCGGCCGTTTGGCGCGGTCTATCGGGTATTACGTGCCGCGCGCGTCCAAACGGCGTCCGGGGCTGATGGTGAAAATCGCGCCTAACCAGAAAAACGGTGAAGGCAACCGCCATATCAACGGTGCTTTTTACCCTGCGTTTCTGTTCTACGGCGTTCGCCGTGGGGCAAAAAGGCAGAAAAAACACCATCGTGGCGCCTCGGGCGGCAGTGATTGGCGTATCGCCCCGCGTAATAACTTCATGGTGGAGGTATTGGAGCGCCGGCGCAGCTGGACCCGTTACATCCTTTCACGCGAATTGCGTAAATCTCTGCGGCCACAGCGTCGCAAAAGGAATGCAAAGTGAAATTGACCCCCATTATCGCGGCATTACGCGCCCGTTGTCCGCTGTTTGAAAATCGGGTGGGCGGTGCGGCGCAATTCAAGGCTATTCCCGAGGTCGGGAAATTACGACTCCCGGCGGCTTATGTGGTGCCGGCCGATGACACACCGGGCGAGCAGAAGACCCAGACCGATTACTGGCAGGATCTGACGGAGGGATTTTCGGTCATCGTGGTGCTAAGCAATGGGCGCGACGAGCTCGGCCAGTGGGCATCTTATGATGCGGTACACGACGTGCGAGCCGACGTGTGGAAAGCTTTGCTCGGTTGGGAACCTGATCCGGATGCCAACCCCATCTGCTATGCCGGCGGAACGGTGCTCGACCTGAACCGTGCTGAACTCTATTACCAGTTTGATTTTACGGTAGAGCGTGAGGTCACAGAAGACGACACCCGCCAGCAGGATGACCTGGACGCACTGGATGAGTTTAAAACCCTGTCGATTGACGTTGACTATATCGATCCTGGCACCGGGCCAGATGGTCATATCGAACACCACACCGAAATTCATTTCAGCGAGTAGCCCATGTACCTGATACCTAAAAAAGGGCGAACGGTTCCCGATCCTGATCGCGGCGATGTTCTGCCTGCGGCGGGGCGGAATGTCGAGCCCAGTACCTATTGGATCCGTCGGCTGTCGGCCGGCGATGTCCGAAAACAAGATAATTCACCGGCCAAACCGCGAGGTAACACACAATGACCGTGAGCTTTAATAACATCCCGGCGGATGTTCGGGTTCCGCTGTTTTATGCGGAAATGGACAATAGCGCCGCCAATACTGCGCAGGATAATGCTCCTTCGCTGTTGATAGGCATGGCATTGCCTGATTCGGAAATCACGGCAAACGAACTGTTGATCATGCCGTCTGCAGATCTGGCGGGAAAATTAGCCGGCCGTGGCAGCCAGTTGGCCCGTATGGTATCGGCTTACCGCAAGGTTGACCCTTTTGGCGAATTGTGGGTGATTGCGCTACCTGATGGTACAGGAAACGCTGCAAAGGGAACGGTGACAATTTCGGGGACCGCAACCGCTGCCGGCAGTATCAGTCTTTATATTGGCACCACCCGGGTTCAGGCAGTGGTGGCGACGGAAGACAAAGCCAAGGCAGTGGCAACGGCTCTGGCGACGGCGGTCAATGCGCGCCCGGATTTACCGGTGAAAGCCGAGGTGCTGTCTACCTCTGGCGGCGAGGCCCAGGGCGTGGTGACGTTGACTGCCGTGAATAAAGGCATTTCGGGTAACGACATTCCGTTGACCGTGAATTATTACGGCAGCGTGGGCGGGGAGGAGGTTCCTGCTGGGCTAACGGCGCAAATTGGTGTCATGAAAAGCGGTGCCGGCGATCCGGATCTGGCGCCGGCGGTGGCGGCCATGGGGGATGCGCCGTTTGATTACATTGGTCTGCCTTTCAGCGACATGCCAAGCCTGCAATTGATGGCGTTGGAAATGAACGACAGCAGCGGGCGCTGGAGCTACATGCGTCAGCTGTACGGCCATGTTTATACCGGCAAGATTGGTGATTTGTCCGATTTGGTGGCCTTTGGTGATGGGCTCAACAACCAGCATATTACTGTTGCTGGCTATGAGCCGGATTGCCAGACACCGCTGGATGAGCTGGTGGCTTTCCGTCTTGCGCGCGCGGCCGTGTTCCTGCGTATCGATCCGGCCCGTCCAACGCAAACCGGTGAACTGACGGGCGCTATCCCGGCCCCTGTTGGCAAGCGGTTCATCATGACCGAGCAGCAGTCCCTGCTGACCCACGGGATTGCGACAGCGTACACCGAGGGTGGCAGCCTGCGCATTCAGCGCGATATCACCACCTATAAGAAAAATGCCTATGGGGTGGCGGATAATAGCTATCTGGACAGTGAGACACTGCACACCAGTGCCTACGTCCTGCGCCGCCTCAAGTCGGTGATCACCTCTAAATATGGGCGCCACAAACTGGCTAATGACGGCACGCGCTTCGGTCCAGGTCAGGCCATTGTGACGCCTGCGGTGATCCGCGGGGAGCTTTGCGCAACCTATCGCCAGCTCGAGCGTGAGGGCATTGTTGAAAACTTCGAGCTGTTTCAGAAATACCTGATTGTTGAGCGTAACGCCAATGACCCGAGCCGTCTGGATGTGCTGTTCCCACCGGATTACATCAACCAGCTGCGGGTGTTTGCCCTGCTTAACCAGTTCCGCCTGCAGTACAACGAGGAGGCCGCCTGATGGCTAAGATCGCCGGTACCTGTTACCTAAAAATTGACGGCCAACAGCTGTCGCTGACCGGTGGCATTGAAGTGCCGATGAACACCGTGGTCCGTGATGATGTGATTGGCCTGGCTGGGGACGTGGATCACAAAGAGACCCACCGAGCCCCTTATGTGAAAGGCACCTTCAAAGTGCCGAAGGCGTTTCCTATCAACAAGCTGGTGTCATCCACGGCGATGACCATTACCGCCGAGCTGGCAAACGGCATGGTGTACGTGCTGGGCAGCGCCTGGTTACACGGTGAGGCCAACCACAACCCCGAGGAAGGCACAGCCGACCTGGAGTTCCATGGTGAAGAAGGATTCCATCAATGAAACAAATCCCACTCAGTAAACCGATCACTGCTCATGGCGAAAAGCTGCATGTGTTGGAGTTGCAGGAGCCTGACTATGACCAGGTGGCGAAGTTTGGCATGCCGTTCTCGCTGACGGAATCGGGTGGTGTCAAGCTGGATTCAGCATCAGCATTGGCGTATATCCCGGAGCTTGCCGGGATCCCCCTTTCCTCGGCCAAGCAGTTAGCCTTGTACGATATTTTTGTTATCTCGATGTCCATCATGGGTTTTTTTACGGGGTCGAAAACCCCGGAGAACTCCGAAAACGGCTCTACAACACAGCCTATTTCTGGGGATTAAATCCTTTGGATCTGCGCCGGCTCGCTCTGAGCCGGTTTTTTGAGCTGGAGGCCGAGGCCGTCCGTATTGGTGAGGAGATGAAACGTGGCTGACAGCTTCCAGTTAAAGGCGATCATTACGGCAGTCGATCAGTTGTCCGAACCCATGAAGAAAATGCAGCGCAATGTCAAAGGGTTTGGCAAGGAATTCTCCTCCATCATGGCCGGTGCTGCTGCGGTCGGTGCCGGTATTGTCACGGCGATGGCGGTGCCGATTAATCAGGCTATTCAATTCGAATCGACCATGGCCGACGTGCGCAAGGTGGTGGATTTTGATACCCCCGAGCAGTTCAAGAAAATGGGGGAGGATGTCCTTAATCTATCCACCCGGTTGCCGATGGCGGCCGAGGGGATTGGGCAGATTGTTGCGGCGGGTGGCCAGGCCGGTATCGCCAAAGAGGAACTACTTTCCTTTGCGGAGTCAGCGGTAAAGATGGGGGTAGCCTTCGACCAGACTGCTGAGGAGTCTGGTCAGATGATGGCGCAATGGCGTACGGCCTTCAAAATGACCCAGACCGATGTGGTGGGGCTGGCGGACAAGATCAACTACCTGGGCAACACCGGCCCGGCGAATGCAGCAAAAATTTCGGAAGTCGTTACGCGTATCGGACCGCTCGGTAGCGTGGCGGGCGTAGCGTCTGGAGAGATTGCGGCGATGGGGGCAACCATTGCCGGCATGGGCGTAGAGTCGGAGATTGCCTCTACGGGGATCAAAAACTTTATGCTGTCGTTGACCGCGGGAGGCGCGGCCACTGCTTCTCAGAAAAAGGCACTCAGAGCCCTGAGAATCAGCCCGAAAGTGCTGGCTGCAGATATGCAGAAGGACGCGAAGGGCGCGATGTTGAAGGTGCTGGACTCTTTGGCTAGCGTGCCCAAGGCGAAACAAGCTGCCGTGATGACGGCTTTGTTTGGCAAGGAGTCTCTGGGGGCAATAGCCCCTCTGCTGACTAACCTTGATTTGCTGCGGAAGAACTTTGCCAAGGTGGCAGACCAGCAGGCCTACGGCGGCTCGATGGAGAAAGAGTACGCTTCGCGGGCGGCGACAACGGCAAACGCCATCCAGCTCTTCAAAAATCAGATGAATGCAGTCAGTGTGACGATCGGCAGTATGTTCTTGCCAGCCCTGAACAAAGGCATTGGAAAATTGATGCCGTTTATTGAGAAGCTCCGCAATTGGGTGAAGGAAAACCCAGAATTGATTAAGTCTATTGCCAAGTTTGGCGCTTACCTGTTGGGTACCGCGACAGCCGTGGGCGCAGTGACCAAGGCATTCGGCCTGCTCAATGGCGTCATGAAAATGTCCCCGCTGGGTAAACTGGTTACTTTGCTGGTGCTGGCGGGTGGCTTGATTGTGGAAAACTGGGATACCGTCGGTCCGGCTATTCAGCCCGCGCTGGCTGAGATCAATAAGGCTGTCGAGGCCATGGGGGGCTGGGAGTCTGTCCTGAAGGGTATTCTGGCTTTTATGGTGGTCAAATGGTCTGTTGATATGATCAGTTCCATTGGCAGTGTGACAAAAGAGATGGGCAAGCTGGGCAAGGCGACCAAGGGAACAGGATTATTCGGTGGCGGCGGCGCGGCGCTTGGTCGTCTGGGCATGATTGGCGCGGCGCTCACAGCGAAAGAATACGTAGCCGATCCGCTGGAGGAACGTTTTACCTGGTTGAAAGATAACGTGGTGACCCGCTCACTGAATGAATTACCCGGTATGGACAGCGTTGATGCTCTGGGCAAAAAATGGCTGCCCTGGCGCCGGGATGAAACCCCTGAGCGAGGCTACCAGCCTTCGGTTCCCTTGCTAAAGCCCATCGGCGGACCGCAACAACAACCGCAAGGGGGCGAATTCACCTTCAAATTTGAGAATGTGCCGACAGGCATGAAGGTACAGACGGACAGCAAACTGCCTCCCGGTATTTCCTACGATGTCGGCTATAACCGATTTGCCAAACCCTGACCCGCTCCGCGGGTTTTTTTTCGCCTGGAGTGATTATGGCTGGATGGAAAAACAGGCTACAGGCCGCCTCGTTTCGAGGCGTGCCTTTCAGCGTGGAAAGTGACGAGGGCACGTTTGGCCGCCGCGTGCAGACGCATGAGTATCCTAATCGCGATAAGCCCTACACCGAAGATCTGGGGCGGGCAACCCGGCGATTTACCCTCAGCGCCTACCTGGTCGGAGATGATTATATTGACCAGCGGGATCGGCTGATCGCGGCGGTAGATACCCCGGGTCCGGGCACGTTGGTGCATCCCTTTTACGGTGAAATGGCCATTTGTGTTGATGGTGAGGTACGTGTAAGCCACAGCAACACCGAAGGCCGCATGTGTCGCGTCAGTTTCAGTTTCGTTGAGGCGGGGGAATTGTCCTTTCCAACGTCCGGTGTGGCAACGGGTCAGGTGCTGGTGTCGTCTTGTTCGGCACTGGATGACAGTATCGGTGAGGCGTTTTCCAGCTTTGGTATGGATGGGCTTTCTGATTTTATTCAGAGCGATGTTCTGGACCGGGCCACCGAGATGTTGAACACCGTGGCGGATGCTTTCACCATGGTGGACGAGGGGATCGCCGCCGCTGCACGTTTACTGCAGGGTGATTTGTCGGTGTTGCTGATGCCGCCCTCTTCAGGGATGAATTTTGTCAATGCGTTGCAAAAAATGTGGCGCGCCGGCAACCGGCTTAGTGGTGATGCCTCTGATCTGGTCACCATGGTTGATTCACTTTCCGGGGTAACTCTGGGGCATGACCTGGCTCCGCGTGGTGTATGGAGTACTGACAGTACAACCACGCAGGCCGTCAAGACGCAGCAAAATTATGTAGCTGAAGCCATCCGTACCACCGCGATCAGTGAAGCGGCATATACCGTTACACGACTGCCTCAGCCCAAAACACCGATTAATCAACGCACGCCAGATAGTGCGTTGCCCGTAGTTTCTCATCCTTCACTGAATGACGCTGGCGTTGATAGTCCCGCACTGCTGCCGGTGACATGGGACGACCTGATCACTGTTCGCGCCGAACTTAATCATGTCATTGATACCGAATTGCAGCGCACGGTCGATGATGGCCTTTTCCTTTCCCTTAATCGGGTGCGCACGAATACCAATCGCGATATATCGACGCGGCTGGCCCAGGTGGAGAAAACGGTCACCCGTACGCCACCCGAGGTATTGCCGGCGTTGGTGCTTGCGGCCACCTGGTATGACAACGCGGCACGTGAAACCGACATTACCGGGCGAAATGCCGTGAAACACCCCGGCTTTATCCCGGCTCAACCGTTGAGGGTTCCCGTTCGATGAATAATACCGTCACGTTAAGGGTAAGCGGCCGCGAGTGGGGTGGCTGGACCACCGTCAAGATTGCCGCCGGCATTGAGCGTCTGGCCAGAGACTTCAACGTGCAGATCACTCGGCAATGGCCCGGTGAGTCAGGCAGTGTTCCATTGGCGCCCAGGGTTAAAAAAGGGGATGCCGTGGAGGTCCTGATCGGTGACGACCTGGTGATCACCGGCTGGGTAGAAGCGACCCCGGTGCGTTACGACGCGCGAGGGATCAGTTTTGGACTGACTGGCAGGAGCAAAACGGCCGACCTGATTGACTGCACCGCGGCACCTACTCAGTTTTCTGGCCGTACACTGGTGCAAATTGCCATGCAGCTTGCCAAACCGTTCGGTGTTTCGGTGGTTGATGCCGGTGCCCCCTCAGGGGCTTTGCAGGGCGTTCAGGCCGATCACGGTGAAACTGTCAATGAGGTGCTGAATAAATTGCTGGGCCAGCAGCAGGCATTGGCCTATGACGATCCACAGGGGCGGCTGGTGGTGGGGGCTATTGGTACTACGCATGCCACAACTGCACTGGTCTTCGGTGAGAACGTGCTGCGTTGTGATACCGAGCAGAGCATACGCGATCGGTTCTCCGACTATCAGGTGGCAGGTCAGCGCGCCGGCGGAGATGACGATTTTGGTGAAGCAACGATTTCGGCGATACGCGCCACGGCAAAAGACAGTGGCGTCACCCGGTACCGTCCGCATTACCTCCAGCAAACCGGCAACGCGACTGGATCAACCTGTCAATCACGCTGCCAATTTGAAGCACGGCAGCGCGCGGCTAGAACCGATGAAGCCACCTATACGGTGCAGGGCTGGCGCCAGGGTGACGGGCAGTTATGGCAGCCCAACCAGCGTGTGATTGTGTTTGATCCTTTGCTGGATTTTAACAACCGGGAAATGGTGATCGCCGAGGTGACGTATTCCCAGGATGACGGCGGAACGCTGACTGAGCTGCGTGTGGGGCCAGAGGATGCGTACCTTCCAGAACCAGAGAAACCCGGAAAGCGCAAAAAAGCCAAAAAACAAGACGAGGATGATTTTTGATGCGTAACCCGATGGAGGCAATACAGCGCGGCCTGTCCAACCTGCTCGCACGGGCCGTAGTGCGGGGCCTGAACAGCGCAGCCAAATGCCAGACGGTGGATGTGGCCCTGGTGGCCGGTGATCCTAAATCCAGTGTTGAGCACCTGGAGCCCTACGGTTTTACGGCCGCGGCTCACCCCGGTGCGGAAGCGGTAGCGTTATTCCTGTCGGGCGACCGCTCGCACGGCGTGGTGATCACCGTGGCCGATCGGCGGTACCGACTGACCGGCCTACAAAGTGGTGAGGTGGCGTTGTACTCCGATGAAGGTGACAGCATCGTTCTGCGGCGTGGTAATAGGGTTGAGGTCAAAACCAAACATTTTATTGTTAATGCCGAAGAGAAAGCGACGTTTAATACGCCACTGCTTGAGGTGCCGAATGGAGAGATCTCCGATAAAACCAGCACGCTGAGCAAAATGCGTGAGCAGTACAACGACCACGACCATGACGACACACACGGTGGCCAGACCGGCAAACCGAATCAGGAGATGAAGTGATGATCTTGATTGTTAATGGTGTGCGCTATCCGGGGAATGCGCCACTCGACAGGTTGACACGGTCGGTTGTGATCTCGCTCTTTTCCTGGCGCCGGGCGGAGTCGGACGATAACGCTGAGCAGCCAATGGGCTGGTGGGGGGATACCTGGCCGACAGTGCAGAATGACCGCATCGGTTCCCGGCTTTATTTATTACGCCGGGCAAAATTGACCAATCAAACGCCGTCTCTGGCCAGAACCTATATCAACCAGGCGTTGGCCTGGATGGTTGATGACGGGGTTGCTGCGCGTATTGACACAGTGGTTGAACGAACAGGCATCGATATGCTGGCAGTTGCGATCACACTATGGCAGCGAGATGGCACCCGCCACCAGATTACCTTTGACGACTTATGGAGTGAACTCAATGGCTGACAGTGATTTCAGCAGGCCGCCCCTGCCGCAACTCATCGCGACGATCAGAAGCGATTTGCTCACGAGGTTCAATGAAGATGTGGTGCTGCGTCGTCTGGATGCGGAGGTGTATGCGCGCGTGCAGGCAGCGGCCGTTCATACGCTATATGGCTACATCGACTATCTTGCGCGAAACATGTTGCCGGACCAGGCCGATCCTGATTGGTTGGTGCGGCATGGCGCGATGAAGCGTTGCCCCCGGAAAGCATCCATCGCCGCCGTCGGTTTCGTTCGCTGGCAGGATGTCAGCGGTACGGCCGAGCTGCCTGCGGGCACGGTAGTACAGCGTGACGATCAGCGAACTTATACGACTACATTAACTGTCAAGGCATCAGGTGGTGTGCTGAGAGCCCCTGTTTTGGCGGATGAAGCGGGGCGTGATGGCAATACGGATGATGGAATTGCCCTGCGTCTGGTGACCCCCATAGGTGGTTTGTCTTCGACCGGCTATGCCGATGATGTGGCTGGCGGTGAAGACATTGAACCATTGGAAACCTGGCGTGGCCGCATTATGGAACGGTGGTTTTACACTCCGCAGGGCGGCGCAGACCATGATTATGTGATTTGGGCCAAAGAAGTTGCCAGCATTACCCGCGCCTGGACATTTCGACATTACCAAGGGATCGGTACGGTGGGGGTAATGGTGGCCACCGGAGATGCAACGCATCCGGCGCCGCCGACCGACACGGTGACTGCCGTAAGGGTGCATATATTACCGCTGGCACCGGTTGCGGGCGGTGGGTTGTTCGTGTTCGCAGCAACTGAGAAAGTGATCCCCATGACAATTGCCCTGGCGAAAGACACGCCGGAGATCCGCGCCGCTGTCATTGCTGAGCTTAACTCTCTGTTTTTACGTGATGGTGTTCCATCCGGCACCATACATCTGTCGCGCATCAGCGAAGCCATCAGTATCGCTACCGGGGAATATGCTCACCGACTGGATGCGCCGACCGCCAATATTACGCTGGGTAACGTGGAGCTACCCGTTTTGGGAACGGTAACCTGGTCAAACTACAGCGCGGGGTAACGCATGTCACTTGAAGATGATTATACCCGGCTGCTTTATCATCTGCTGCCGCCGGGGCCTGCCTGGGAAGGAGATAACCCGCTGCTGAACGGTTTGGCACCGTCTTTGGCTGCCGTTCACCAGCGTGGTGATGACCTGATGCGTGAGATTGACCCGGCACAGACGGTTGAGCTGATCGGCCGTTACGAAACGCTCTGTGGGCTGCCTGATTCCTGCGCGCCCCCCGGCGTGCAAACACTTCGTCAACGCCAGCAGCGTCTTGACGCAAAAATCAATATACCGGGTGGGATTAACGAACAGTTTTACCGCCAACAGCTGGATGCGCTGGGCTATTACTCGGCCACTATTGAACAATTTCAGAATCTGGATGCCACCCCAGATCCGGAGTGGGGTGACAAGTGGCGCTATTATTGGCGCGTGAATATTCCCACTGACTCAACAGTAGCCTGGCAGACCTGCACCAGCGCGTGTAATAGCGCTATCCGCACCTGGGGCGATACGGTGGTGGAATGCGTTATCGATAAGCTGTGCCCATCCCATACCGTCGTGGTGTTTGCCTATCCTGAAGGAGAAAAGAATGCATCGAATTGATACCCCTACGGCCCAGATTGACAAGTTTGGCCAAGGGAAGAACGGTTTTACTAATGGCGATCCGTCTACCGGGCGTCGGGCTACCGACCTGAACAGCGATATGTGGGATGCGGTGCAGGAGGAAATCGCCAACGCCATTGAATCCACCGGCATGGTGCTGGACAAATCGAAACACAACCAGCTGTATCTGGCAATACAGAAAGCGATCACCGATCCGGGTTTTTTGAAAAAAGCGAATAACCTGTCGGATCTTGCGAACGTAGCTGAAGCCCGAGGTAACCTTCAATTAGGTACAGCAGCCACAAAGGATGTTGGCACAGCAGCGGGCAATGTTATGCCGGTTGGTGCATTCGGCTTGGGGGGTGGTCCGCAACATAAAGCTGATGCTTTCAGTGATCTGGCACAGATTTACCGCATCAACAGCTCAAGCGCCAGCACTCCCGGCGGCAGTGTCTACGGGGTTATTTGTCTTCCATGTGACGGCGCACCTTCTGCGGTATATTTGGCCGCTGGTAACAATGGTGAATTGCATGTCGGGCGCTCAACAACCGCATCGAATGGCGTTGCGTGGAACCGGGTATATACCACCGCCTATAAGCCAACGGCTGCTGATGTTGGGGCGTGGAGTAAAACGGAAGCGGATAACCGTTTTGTTTATAAAACTGGTGACACTATAGCCGCATTGAATGTAACTAAAGGATTGTTTGTTGGTGGGAATGCTGCTGTAGATGGGGATCTAGCTGTCAATGGTATGAGCTTCATCAATAAAACTGGTGTTTTCTCTTTCCACAACGACGCTGGGGATTGGCGGCAAACTAATGGTCTTCATATTCAGGGCTTTGGTGACCAATTTGCGGATATTTATTTCAGTGAGTTACTGGGGCAGTATGCCGCGTTGTCAATACATGCAAAGAGCGGCGGAAGGGATGCTTGGATTGAATTTCGCCATAACGGTGAGTTCAGAATTAACGGTTCTGAGGTTGCACCTGTGGGTATTCCCCAACCTTGGCCACAGGAAACTCCGCCGACAGGGTGGCTGAAATGTAACGGACAGGCTTTTAATAAATCACAATATCCATTACTGGCCTCAGCATATCCATCTGGAGCTTTGCCTGATTTACGTGGCGAATTTATTCGCGGCTGGGATGATGGGCGCGGAGTTAATGCAGGCAGATGGATACTTTCATCAGAAAGTGATGCTTTACAGGATCACGGGCATAAGGCTATCCGACTGAGAAACTTGGGCGGGGGAGGAGGACAGACAGCCATTCCTGATGGGGGCTCAAATTATACTGGGGATGGTGATTTAGTGAATGGAGTGTCAAACCATGATTTTAATGGTGGCTCTCCTCGCATTGCGGGTGAAACTCGACCGCGTAACATTGCATTTAACTACATAGTAAGGGCAGCATAATGAGTCAAAAATATTCACTAGAAATACCAGTGGCGACTTTTGGAACTGATGGATTCGCGATTTCGGCTGGATGGGTAATGATATATACGGCTACACCTGACAGGGAGTATTTTCGGGCCTGGCGGGAATATGTGGCCGTGGGTACTACTCTTCCTGCAATGGCCTATGTAGACGCGCCAGAACTTCCCACAGAATCAGGTAAGGCCGTTCGCCGTACCACAGACGGTAAAGCCTGGGAAATCGTTCCAGACTATCGTGGCCAGACAGCTTACAGTACCGACACTGGCCAGCCGGAGACCGTCACAGAGATGGGATACTTGTCGCCTACGCTGACACTGTTGGCACCCCGGACGTCGTACGACAAGTGGGAGGACATGCAGTGGGTGACCGACAAAGACGCGCAACATGCTGCCGAGGTGTCGGCAGCAGATGTGAAGTTGAAGCAGTTACAGGATGAAACTGATGAGGTTATCGAAAGGTTCAAGCGCGCCGTGAAGTATGATATGGCCACCGACGAGGAGGCCGCCCTGCTCGAAGCTTGGGAGCGTTACAGCGTGCTGCTGGGTCGAGTTAATACTGCTGATGCACCGGACATTAATTGGCCTGTTAAACCTGTATGATGCAAAAGGATCGGGGGTATCGACCTCCCGAATCTTATTTATATAACCAGTTTTTTAATAAAAGGGATTTTAGATAACAGGAGTGAGTAAATAAAACTAAATATAAAGACAGTCACACAAACCGTTGATGCTTTAATTATTGTATTTAAATTTACCCCTTCAATTATTTTTAACATAAAGAACATCGGAATAAGATGGATTAGATAAATCCCAAAGCTATTTAGGCTGATAGGCTTCAGAATTCTATAGGCATGTTCACTGATATTGGTTTTACTTAAGGCAGAGAAAAGAGCCATGCTGGTGATTATAATAAAAGGGGATGAATACCATGTCATCCCTTCACCATGAAACATGCCGATTTTTTTTAGATAAATTTGTACGCATAACGTCAATAAGTATGAAATTAAAAATGCAATAGAAGTAATGCGGAACGAAATTCCTTTTAAAAGCCCATGTTCAAAAATCAAATACCCAAAGATAAAGTAAGCCATATATGGGGCGTATTTGCTCCATAGCGCTCCTAATTCAGAAGAGCCTATCGATTTTGATATTGCGATTGTTATAAGGAAGGTCGTGAATGCAATAATGGTATTGCGAAAAGACATAACGCTTAGAACTCTAGCTATGAATGGTGATAGTATATAAAGAATTATTATTATATACATGTACCATAGCTGATAGGCGAAGGTCGGTTTAAAGGTAATTAGACTATAAAGGTAATCTCTGGCATTAAAAGAAAATCCGTAAAGATATGAACAGAATATATTTGTTATGAAGAAATAAAACACAGTCAGTAAAACGAATTGCGGCAACCTCTTTTTATAAAACTGAGCTATTGGTGTCGTTGATATGCTTGATAAAATTAGGGCTCCTGATAGCATCAGGAATAGCGGCACACCAAGACGACCGAAAATTCTAAATCCTTGATATAAGGTCCATTGATATTCAGTTAGCGTCATCCCTGACAGATATTCATCTGCTACATGTAATAATATGACAAAGATAATAGCCAAACTTCTTACTAGATCCATCCATTTTATTCTGTTCATATATCTGCGGTTTTTAATTTGCTAATGAAAAAGCCTCTTGCGAGGCTTAATGATTATCTCTACTTATCACTCTATCAGCTGCAACCCTTGAGAGGAAGCCGGAGCGGCTGCCATATTCAGGATGCGCGGCGACGAACTGATCGATACGGCGGATCAGCAATGAGGGGAGTGTCACGTTAATTTTCTCCGCTTTGCCCATAAGCCGAGTGATATCCACATCGACGAGCGCCCAGACGACGCCAGCGTAATCTGGATCAGATAACCAGGTTTCAACGTTAGTTCCTTCCGGCACTGCTTCGCCATCTTCAACCAATAATTCGATATGCGCCTCGATGGCTTCTCGCACACTCTCGATCGCATCTTGATAGTTGTCGCCCCCAGAGAAGCAGCCAGGAATATCAGGTACGCGAACGCCGAAGGATGAATCGCCTTTATCAATAGCAACTGGATACAACATGTAAACCTCCAAGAGGTGGGGCTTAGAGCCCCGCCTGTTTCTTGATACTTTTCAGTGTTGGCAGCGGTATGTCTTTCTGTGGGTGTTTTACCGTTACCAGCCCTTTCTTCGAGGGGTGCTTAAACTGGTGGTGACTGCCTTTCACTCTCACCAGATACCACCCATCGGCTTCAATCATTGCTATTGCATTCCTGCTATCCATCCTCCGGCTCTCTATATTTTGCTGGTGGAGTTATAATAACCCTAAATTGAATTGGCGTCAATCACTTCTGGGGTTATAGGAGTTATAATTATTGAAACCAGTCGTCCGCGCTTTCCCACGTCTCCTGCAGTACTTCCTCGATAGCCTCTTTGTCTGCTGGCGTACCGTTGCGCACTGACAGCCCATCCATACCAGCTATCCGAACGGTGGCTTCAACATCAGGAAATTTACGCTGTAACCGTTTATTCAGCTCAATGGCCAGCGCTGACGCTGCGCCGGCAGGAAGTTGTTTTTTCTTGTCGATAGTCACTTCAACGTAAAGCATGATCGCCCCCTCAGTTATCGCTTATCAACCACTGGTCCGATTCTTCGAACATTTCTTCCAGCATCCGATTCAGCTTTTCTTTATCGCTTTTGCTGGCGTCTGTGTTCAGGCTGTTGGCCTGCATTGGTTTTACCCGAACGTCAGCAGCTGGAAAAATACAGTGAACCCGCTTGGTCAGTTCTGCCTTGATCATTTCAGCAGCACCAGGAAGTTCTGCCACGTTACGTTTATCAAATACGAGTTCTACGAACATTTATGCACTCCTAAATTTAACTGTTGTTTTATACAGTATATTCGGGAGGGTGATTTTTTCAATGCTCAGTGAGGCAATGGGGCATAAATGGGGCATGGATAGGGTAAAAATGGGTGTTTCTGAGCGGGAGCAGGTTTCTCAAGAAAGATAAAAAACCCAGTAAAAACATAATATAAGCAGTATTGAGCAGGTGTGACAAAAAGAGGCTCATTACGGTATAGACGTATTGAGCCACGGTGCCTCTGCCTCTCTATATCAGTTTTTATAGGATGTCTGGCTGCGGAGTGTAGCCCGTTTCGAAAGCGGATCCCAGACATCACACAGCGATCGCTAAGTATAT